TGCAATTAGTTGAAAAAGAAGTCAAGGAGAAAGTCCTTGCTGGAGAAAAGTTCGTAACCAAGTTCGTTGATATTGGTTCAGGTAGTGGAAAACTCGGAAACGGTGTTGTCCAAGCAGAAAAAGCAGATAAGTTCCTTCAAGCTATGTCTGACGCAACTGTTTTCTTGGACAGGACAAAGATGATTACCTCCACCAATCATAAGAGGGAATTAGACACCATGTCCTATGAGTTAGAACTCTATGCAGGTAGGATTTCAGGAACTCCTCAAACAATCTCTACAATGCAAGACCCTAACTTTGCAAACAGAGCATTCAGTGCTGAAGAATTAAGAGCCTTAACAGGTATCCACAAAACAGCATTAAAGGAAAACATCGAAGGCAAAGGATTCATGAACACTTTAACCCAAAAGTTCGGTGAAGCTAACGGCCGTGCTTTAGAAAGAATCTTAATCTACGGTGACACTGATTCCACTGAAACTATCGCTTCAGGTTACAAAGTGATTGATGGTATCCTCAAGAAGATTGATGATGATTCCGCTGCAACCGATAACCTGGAAATTGACTTAACCTCAAGTTCCACATCCATTCTTGCAAAGGTAAGAGCAATCATCGATTCATTCCCTGACAAGTACAAAGAACCAGGAAATGTTGTAATGTTCGTTCCTGCATTAATCAGCAGAACATTAAGAAGATTCCTTGCTGACAACCATGACAAGTTCGGTGACATTTACGAAGTAACCAGCAACGGCGACTTAGTAATTGAAGATGTTGTTTTCATTACCGTACCTGCATTCAGCGTACCTAAAAACACATTCACTAAGAAGCCTTTCATTATAACCACCAAAGAAAACATCCAATGGTTAGCAGACCCTGACAACATTGAAGTTGAAGCTCAGTTCGTATTAAGAGCTAACGCTTGGGATATTGCTTCCACCATTTATGCAGATATTAACTATGCATTTAGTGATGCTATTGCATGCGGTACAGTAAAGGAGTCATAGACCCAGCCACCAGAGATATTACAATCACAGTAGATGATGGTGAAGATCCAATTGCAGGCGCAAGTGTTGTGATTGGTGGAACCACCAAAACTACTAATGATTCAGGTGTAGCAAGCTTTACTGGCGTTACTGAAGGTACTGTATCTGCAACCATCTCAAAAGATGGTTACACTTCCAAAACAGAATCATTATCTGTTGACAGTACACACACTTCATTCACCGTCAGTTTAGTAGCAGTTACACCAACATCTGTGAACATATCAGCAACAGTCACTAGCGATGGAACAACTCCAATTCAAGGAGCAACCGTTGTTTTAACTGACAAAACCGATGATACTAAAACATTCACAGGAACATCCGGTAGCGCTGGGGGATGTACATTAAGTAACGTGCCATTAGGAACTTATGTTGTCACTGCATCATGTGAAGGATATGAGAATTACACTGGAGCAGAAGACTTAGAAGTCACTGTAGAAACTGATTCTCTTGCAATTCAAATGACTGCAACAACCAATTCTGAAGCGGAACCTGGTTCAGGAACTGAGAATCCCTAGTGGATAAGATTGATGAATAATTTAAATTTTTAAAAGGTTGATTACAATGTCTTACTGTACAGTTGATGATGTCAAAAACATGTCTGGTGTAAGACCAGAACGATTAGGAAGTCAATTCAAGGATGATGAAACTGCATTTGATGCGCTCATTCAAGAATGGATTTCCCAAGCTGAAGGCCTTATCAACAGTTACTGTAAGAGGAACTGGAATCCGATAGTAGATGTTGAAAACAACACTACTATCCCTGTTCAAGTTCCAGTAGCAGTAAAAAATGTTTGCATAAGGCTTGTAGCAAATATCATTGCATTAAGATATGCAAGGAAAGAAAATCCTATTAAAAAGGTAAATGACTTTTCTATGACTATTTTTTCAAGTGAGATATTCACTGATGACCTAAAGGAAGATTTGAAACCTTTCAAGAAATCATCTCGAGTAGCTGTTTTTAAAATATGAATGGGGATGATCTGTTTGGTGAAAGTAAAAATCAAAGTTTTAAACGAAATATTACTGACACCGAAAGGTGAAAGGTTCAAAGAAGAATTGTTAGATTTAGTAGCCAAGGACGGTGTACTGCAAATGGAAGCAGTAACCCCAAGAGGATTCACAGGCAGAGGTGCTAAATCCTACAGAGTTTCAGATAAAACTGAAAACAGTAGAACAATCACTAACAAGATGCCTTACTTGCCATATGTGAATGAAGGTACTGGAATCTATGGAAGAGGAACTCCAATCCGACCAATTCATGCTAAAGTGTTGCATTTCTGGGTTGGTGGAATACCTTTAGCTGGTGAAGAAGTATTCACTCAAAGCGTTAGAGGTCAACCAGGTCAACATTTTGTTGAAAGAGGTGCAAACGATATTGCAAAATCAGTGAGTAAACTTGCCGTAATCGCAGCAAGGAGGACATTAGAATGATGAATATTATAGAAGGTCCAGCATTAGTAACTCAATTAATGAAGAATTGCATTACTGCAGAAATGGTTGAAGATGGCATATTGGAAGATGTAAACACATTCATTCCATCCTATCAGTTCGACAAGGATTTGATTGAACCGTGCATAGGAATATTTGAACACGAAACAACCCCTGTAGTAGATGGAACATTATCTCATAAAATAGAGTTAGAAACTCCTTACGAATTCATCTGCATTGTTTTTGATGATGAAGATATTGAACAATCAGAAATCAAAGGAAAAGATTTAGCAGGCAGAGTAGCAGCAAGTATTGCTAAAAACTTTAAAAGAGTTACTGTTGATGATGAACAGGTTTCTGTCAAAGCACCGATAATCGAAGCAATGTATCCAGTAGGAACTGTTGAAATTCAAGACAAAGGAGTTGAAGCTGTTGCTACAAGTATTAGGATTAAAGTTAATTATTATGTTGATTGGATGGCTTGCATGAAAAGCCAAGGATAAAGTGATTAAAAATGGTAGATAGAGGATTTGGAATACAAGTTGAAGAAAGTTACGGTAACCCCGTACAAAAAACTGCTTTCACTCCTGATTGGTGGAGCGATGCAGACAGCGTCAATTTCAAGTTAGGTGATGAACCAGTCACAAAGTCTGGAACATCACGTATGAACAGGAAAGCAAGAGCAGGAATACTCAAACCAACAGGTTCAACTCAAGCAGATGCAGACCTTGAGAAACTTGCATGGTATTTCTTCGGATTCCTTGACAATTATGTATATACCGCAGGCGGAACTGGAGTAGATGTAAACACTCACGAATATTACGGTGGTGAAGGCAAAACCTTACCATCATTCAGAGGAATTGCCGTGTTTGACATGCTGAAGAAATACATTTACGGAATGCTTATCGATGGCCTCAAATTAGAATGTTCCAACGATAGTTTATCCGTTTCCGCCGATTGGATTTACAAAACCGAAAAAGCAGGAATCATAGGTACATCTGGGGAAACTTTCACAAGGCCAGATGAACTTGATGAAGAGTTCTTCCTGATGTTTTACGATATCAAGTTATACTTAGGCACACAGTTAGTAAACAGCGAAACTGTTCCTAAATTATTAGATGGTGTTGCAACCGCCATGTCTTATGAAGGTAAGAACAACTTCGACGTCGACAAGACAATAGGATTCGGTTCAAGAGGTCCTCAAAAAACTGCTCAAGCAGGAAAGAGAGAAAACAGCATAAGCGTTACAACCAGTTTAACTGCAGACACCGTAAGAAGCATATTGAATGCTGAATATGGTGAAGTAAATGCTTTAGAACCTTCAGCATGTAAAATCTTAAAGCAACCTTTCCAAATAGATATTGCATTATGTGAAGATTCAGATATTGGATGCACAATCCTGTTCCCACAATGCACATTACGTGTTGAATATGACATGTCTGGAGCAGATGCAGTTGAAGTAACTATAAGCTTAGACACATTAGGTAGCGGTGAAGTAACACTTGCAGACGGTGAAACAGAAGTCACTACCGATATGTACGTTAAACTTGTAAATTATCAAGAAGAAATTGAAGCAAATGCATAGATACACCAGTATTCACCATTTAGAAGGAGATGCACAATATCTCCTTTCTAAATCAAGTGATTACAGGTGTAATTTTTTTTTAAAGGGATACTTATGGTTTTAAAGAAAACAGATATTTTAATGGGCAATGAAAGCTATGAAGAAGTAAGAATAGAATCTGCAGATGATACAATCTACATCAGGCCGTTAACAATTGGTGAAATACATCAGATTTCACAAATCAAAAACAAAGCATTAGGAGATTATACTGCAAATCAAAAGGGTACAACATCCAAGAAGAGAATGAAAGCTCAAATCGAAGCTCAAGCAAAAATGAACATGGAAAAATTAACCCTTGCAGACAATAAAGCAGACATCAAAACCGTTGAATGGGGATTGGACAACAAAGGTAATGTTGACAAGTTCACTGAAGATGATGTCCGCAACATGATTCCTGATGTATTCTTTGAAATATTGCAACATGTGAAAGAGATCTCTCACATGGAAGATGATGATGTTGAAGGTGAAGTAGATAACTTTCCTGAAGAAGAATGAATCCATGGAAATAATCTGGCTTGATTACTGCGGATATCATTTAGCAGACCGTGTTCAAGATTTAACAATAGTTCAAGAGATATTCATTGCAAAAGGAAGATTGAAACTACATGAAGAGATGCATAAGCCCAAAGAATAACTAATTTTAAAAATTCATGATTATACGGAGGTGAATTTTGTGGTATCAAAGCAAGTGATTAAAATATTGATTGAAGCTGAAGAAGAAGTTTCCAAAGTCGCAAAGAAAGCGGAAGATGCATTAAACAAGATGGGGAATGTTGGCGAAAAAGTAATGAACGGAATCAACACTGCTTCAAGCAAGGTGCATTCTACTTTCGATAAACTCAGCAGTTATGTTGAAAAAGCAAGAGAAAAATTCAATCAATTCACAAACAGCAGCGGCAAACTAAGTTCATTAAGAGCAGGAATCAGTAATGCTGCTAACAGTTTTGGGAAATTAATCACTAACAGCAACACTGCTAAATTGGCAATGGAAAAGATTAAATCAGTTGCCGATGGTGTAAAAGCAAAATTCACAAGTTTACAAGGAAGAATAAGGAATGTTGGAAGTAGCATTGATAGCTTAAAAACAAAATTAAAAAGTTTAACAGCTGAAGCCCAAAAAACAGGCACAGGGTTTGGGTTCCTCAGAAATGCATTAAGCAT